GTGTCCTGCTTCGAGTGCGCCTCCTGGTGGATTTGCTTCAGCCCAATCCTGGCCGCAATCACCGTCTCATCGTCACCGAACCGGGCCACGTCAACGCCCAACTCCAGGGAGCCATCAGCCTCTATTTCCCGCATGGTAGCGGCTTCGACGATATCCAGAGGGATGAACGTGTCAGGCTCGGCCTTTGGAAATTCGCCCAGGACGCGAACCCGGTAGACGTCGGAGTCCTCGTGGTATTTCCTTTTGAGCCGTTCGGCGTATTCTTTCGTGACCCGGGGGCTGTCCAGGCATGATACTCGCTTCGTCCAGTACAGGGCCCGGTCCTTGAAAAAGGCATCGTGGAAGACGCCGCTGTTCTTCGTTGGGTTGCTGCACAAAAGGAGCTTGGCGTCCGCCGTGGTCAGCGCGCCCTCAATGGCTTCAAAGATCCCATCGGCAACGCCGGAGGCTTCGTCTATGATGAACAAGATGTGGTCTTCATGGAAGCCAGCCAAGTTTTCCGGCTTGTTGCTGGTCCTGGCCACCGCGAACCACCGAGAAGCATGTTGCTTGCGGACAATGCGCGTCTTCTGCCACTCAAACTCCGCTTTCAGGGCCGGCGCGTTCTCGATCCACTTGGCTGCCTCCGGCCAGAGAACGTCAAAGAGTTGCTGGCGCGTTGGAGCGGTACACGGGATCTTGGGAAAGGGCCGGGTAAACATAAACCACAGCAGGACCCATGCTTCCAGGGCCGTCTTGCCTACGCCATGACCGGAGCGGATGGCAAGCCGCGGGTGGCGGCCGATGGCGGCCAGGGCCTCGTCTTGCCACGGGTCCGGATCGGCATGGAGTACGCTGCGAACAAAAAGGCCTGGCTCATTCGCCAGGCGCCGAAATGTGGCCACGGCCTCTTTACTCGCTGACATCCTCACCAACCCAAACTGCCTGCAGGATGTTGGTCAGGTGGTCTAGGGCATCCGCCTGCTTGGACGCTGGATCGTCGCCCAGAAGCTCCAATTTCGTCCTCATGGCCTGGCGAATCTCCGCAGCGGTTTTCTCGTGGAGCGCAACTAGGCTCATTGGCGGCCGTGGTACCCTCCTCTCTGCCGGTTCCTCCTGCGGTTTCAGAATATCGGTGAGCCACGCCCTGGCCTGCTGGTGCAGGCTATGGTTGCCCTGGATAACGCTGTCCAGGATCTCCAGGTCGGACAGCCGCTTTTCAACGGCCTCCTGCATGACCGCCTGGGATTGCTGATACTGTTCCCGAACAGCCGCAGGAACGTCGAAGTGCTCCCTGAAATGTCGGCCGATGGCCGGGTTAGAAATCGACTCACCCATCTCGGCCAGCCGGCGTTCAACCTCCCGGTAGCGTACACCGTCTTGCTTGACCCATTGTTCGATTTGCGCCCGGTGGGGGCTGTGACAGACTTTACAGCGTCCAATGACCACCTCAGCCATCTGAATCACTCCTTCGCGAACTACCATTTTCTTGATGCAAAGTGCAACGTTGCAAAACTGTGCATTGCGACGCCGGTTTACGGCAAGCCTTCATCACGGACCACCGGGGCTTTCCCTAACCACTCGATGAACGCCGTCAAGTCATCCTCGCCACCCTCAGCTAGGTATTCCCGCAGCTTGTTTGCGTACCAGTCTGCGTAATGGACCGTCTCGCGTCCTTCCGCGTGTTCGACCAGGTCCTTGGTTATGGCGTTGCAGGCATCCGGATACCGTATTACGGCCTGGACCCACCGCCGTTCAAGCTCGAAGTTTATTGTCTTCCTTGTCACCAGGGCTTTAAGGCGCCGCCTGTTGTTCACATTCATCCCTCCGTTTGGACCTGGCATCCGTTGAGCGGGTCCGCTTTTCATACTTACCCCTGCGGATTGCCCGCTTCCAGATTTCCGCGTCATGCGCCAGAAGGCTTATCAACTCCGCTTCTGTCAGATAGAGTTCACATTTAGTCAATTTGAGCGCGATCATCTTTTCCATGCTCAGACCACCTCCGGTAAGGTCATTTGTTGCGTCATCTGGCCGGTGTCCCGCTCCGGTCCTGGATTGATCCGCCGGGCGCTGGACACCCGCATTCATGGGCGGCGAAGGATTCCTCCACCTGGTCATAGGCGCTCAGGACGGCCGCCGCAAAGAGTCGTCAGAGGAACAGGTCTTCATCGGTGAACTCGTTGCCATGGACAGCGCTGGTGTCCTGGTCGGGGCATTTGTTGGGTCGGCATGGGGTCGGGCCGGGCCAGCTTGATGTTGGGAAGTTGCCCGACTGGTGGCGCGTTGCTCCAGTTGCAGATCCCTCTTCGTCTAGCCAGCCTTTGGCGTTCAACCACGTCGATGGGTATGGAATAAAGCGGCCACCTTCCCGTTTCCATGATGCGGAACGCTTGGCCCGCTCCAGCCCTGCCATGATGGCTGTGAAAAGCTGCTCGTCCGGCTTGATCTTTTCCCAGGTTTTCTCGGCCTTGCCTTTAGACTTTTTCGTGGGGTAGGCCGCCCAGAACCAGGAGAATGCTTCCTGCCGGTCAAAAACCTTACCCCCCACACCCCCCTGGTTCCTAGTTCCTGGTTTTAAGTTCCTAGTTTCGGTTATAGTTTCGGTTCCTAGTTCTAGGCCGACGTGCGGCAGACGTGTCTCTGACGTGTCTCCGACAAGTCGGCTACATGGCAACAATTCGTCGTGGATCAAGTACCGGCATTTGTAGCGCTGCCGCTTACCGTCCTCGTTGAACTCCTCGCACCATTCCAGCCAGGACGGAAGGGGTATGGTGGCTTTATTTGGCGGCGTCGGGTTATCAAGAGTCTGGTGCCGATGGAAATTCACAAGGAAAAGGCACCGTTTCCCGGCGGCCATGTACGGCACCAGTTTTCCGAGCTCAACCAGTTGATCCCGCCATCCAGCCAAAACCTCGGTCGTGACGTCTTCATCCAGAGGCGAGGCAAATAAGTGGACTTTGAACGCGAATGGACTGTCTTCAAGACAGCCTGAATCGTCCGCCAATTGCCAGAGGCCGACGTAAAACCAGCGCATATCCCGGCGCCACTGCAGTAGGTCTGGATCATTCCAGAAGGCCGCCTTGATCTGACGGTTATGCAATCTCACAGCCGACCGCCCTCCCATCCCCTCAGCCGGTCCAATGCCTCAGTCCTGGTCCGCCGGTCGCCCAGGTCGCGGAGATCAGCCTCGACCCGCTCCAGGGCCTGCATGATGGACGGCCCCCGAACGACGTCGGTCAGGGCCATCCGCCGCAAGCTGGCGGCCGTCGCAGTGAACGCAGCTTCCGGATTGACGGACCAGATTTCGTTCGATAGAATAGAAGACGATAACAATTTTTCACCTTCTCTTGCTGCCCGCCGATGCTCCCGGCGGGTTTTCGTTTTCAGATGGCCTTTTGTTCTTCGAGCCAGCGCATTAGGCCGGCCTTGGCGATGATGTACTTTCGTCCGACGCGCAGTTTGGGGAAGCCGGGTTGCTTAACAAGGTTATACGCTGCAGTTGAGTTGATCCCCATAATGCGGCCCAGTGTTTCAGGGCCGAAAAAGTCATCATTGACCTGATCGAGGTTAATGCGGTTACACACACAACGCATTATTGATCCCTCCTGTCCCGCCTCGCCAAAAGCTCGTCCAGCACGCGCCGGGGAATTACCACCCGCTGCCCTAACCTGATTGACTCGATTTCTCCCCGCTTGACCAATGCGTAGGCATGGGTACGGGAGATTCCCATTTCAGCCGCAAAGTCAGGGACATTCATGGTAGCTCTTACGGACATAGTTCATACCTCCTTAATTTTGAGCATAAAAAAACCACCCGAAGGATGGTTTTTATTGCTTGTGCCTAGTTGTATCTATTCTTATCTGGGCGGATTCTGGGCCAAAACCTCAACTATCTCCCCGTTGTCGTTGATGACAATATTTATGGGAAGGTATTTTGCCTCCTTTCCCTTGAAATGCCGCTCTTGATAAATCAGTATGTCGTCGGTTTCCCCGGGATGAGCGCCGAAAACGGGATGGCGTTGCCAAATGATTAATCCGGTATCCCCCAGGGAATCAAACTTTTCTGCCAAGCTCCGGTTTACGCGCCAAAGAACGCTCCATAGTTCGCACGATGGTCCGGTCCCGGTAAGAACCCTGCTTCTGATTTCTGCCACAGTCTCCGGCGTCATCTTAGCACTACCGTGCATGAACCGCCATGCGGCGTAAGCCTCAGCCGGCGTTTCGTCTGGATAGTCGGCCACAATGCCAACGCCCCGACCACCGCCCTGCCGCGTGGCCTCTGGAATCAATCCGGCCGTCTCCCATCGGAGGAGTGAACGCCGGGATGTCTTGACCCCAAGTTTGTCCAAACGCTTCACAACTTCATCCGGCTTCATAATCACATCCCCGATATTCCTGAATTTGGGGTCACTCCTCCCGATTCCTTTGTGGCGAGGCTTGGCGTTTCGGGCCGCCCGGTCGGCGTTGTAGCGCACTGCCTCCCAGAACTCCTCGAACGGGTCAAAAGTTGAGTCCTGCGCAAGGCTCCCCATAGGCATAGATCACCCCCGTTTAATCTCGCCACGACGTGTCTATATCAACCAAATTGATTTTACCACGCCCAGGCTCTCCTGTCAATGCCCCTGGAAAAGATTTATTCATCCCGGTCGCCTCGTCCACCGGGATGGATCTCTGCCCTTCCGCCAGCGCATCTCCCATACACCAGCCAAAGCCGCCGGCCCGCGCCGCCGTAAGCGGGAGGAGTTACACTTTGACACCTCGGCTGACACCTACGGGACCTGATGACACCTTAAAAAAGATTAGAAATAAGGGTACCGGGTTGGGTTCCCGATACCCTGGGGGCCGCACCAGATAGGGCTTCCTTGAATTAGCTTAACATGGCTTGAAGGTCCGCCATATAATTGGGGTGGTAGAGGCCGCAGGTTCAAGTCCTGTCGCTCCGACCAATAAAATCAAGGGGTCCGGGGTTTGAAGATAGGGTAGGGGAGAGGTTTGACACCTAAACTGACACCTACCGGGTCTTCAGGTCCCGGATCTTGCTTTACCCTGACCGATCAGGGCGGCCAGCCGGTCAACGGTGCGGCGTCTGTCCTCAAGGGTAGCATGGCAGTAGGTGCCGATGGTGGTTCTGATGTCGGCGTGGCCCATGAGCACCTGTATGTTTTTCGCCGGCTCCTGGGCCTGCCCCAGCATGGTTCCGAAAGTGTGTCGGATGGTGTGGACCCGGACTTCTTCCCGCAACCCGGCCCGTTTTAGGATGTTCTTCAACCGCTTCAAAACATTCCGCGGCTCCATCGGCTGCCCCGTAGGTCTGGCGAATACGAGGTCGTTATCCTGATACTTGTCGCCGTAGAAAAGCCGCTGTTCGTTCTGTTTTACCTTGTGTGCCTTCAATACCTGGATCACCTCGGCCGGGAGGGGGATTTCCCGCTTGGAGTTTTCTGTCTTGGGGCCCGCAAACGCCAGTTTGGTTTTCCCCTCGTAAGTCTCGATCCGGTTGACCGATTCTCGAACGATAATGACGCCAGCCTTGAAGTTCACATCCTTCCACCGTAAGGCGCAAAGCTCGCCCCGGCGCACGCCGGTGTAGAGCATGGTAAAGAAATACGAGTAAAGGTAATCGTCCTTGGCGGTCTCAAGGAACTTGTCCAACTCGGCCTTATCGAAAGGCATAACTTCCTTGTGTTTGACGGCCGGGCGCTGGGTCAACTCCGCAGGGTTGAAGGGAAGTACCTTCTGCCGGACTGCGTGCTTCAGGCATCCGCTAATCAACTGGTGGAGGATGGCGATGGTGCTGCTAGAATGGGTCTTGGCCTTCTCGTTGTAGAAGTTCTGCAACATATCCGACGTTATCTTTTGAATCTCCACCTTGCCTAAAACGGGGAAGATATTCGCCCTGGCATAGGTTTTATACTTGGTGAACGTGCTTTCCCGAACCTTCGGCTTGACGTAAAGGTCTAACCAGCGATTCGTATAGTCTTCCAGGGTTGCTTTAGTCGGATCGGTATAGGTTCCTGTCTTCACCGCGACCAGATAATCTTCCCGCTTCTTTATAGCATCCTTCTGGGAATCGGCATATAGAGTCTTTACCATCTGCTTGCCCGTCAACGGGTCAAAGCCGGTTGTGATCTTCGCCGCCCACCTGCCGTCTTTCCGCTGAAAGACACTTCCTTCGCCGCTACCGCGTTTGCCTGTCTTCTTGCTCTTGCCTGCCATCCAACTCACCCCTTACTTGAAAAGTTTCCCCATGACCCGGCCGGCCGCCCTGCCAACCGCCCGTCGAGCTATCCGCTTGTCCACGGTACCCTTCTGGACGGCGTTCACGTCGCCCAGGATTCGGGCTAGGCCGTAGAGCAAGCCCCTGGCGCTCGAAATCCCGCTCCGTCTCCGTGCCACCGCGACAACCCCCTTCGTATTTGCCCCAGGAGGGGCGATCCGGGCGCCAGGGGTACAACGTACCTGCCGGCCCCGTTTGGTTCGTCCTGCCGCGCCTGCGCCGCTGTTACCCTATGTTCTTTTCGAGCCACTTAATGAGCCCAGCCTTGGAGATGATCTTCTTTCGCGTGTTGGTTCTGAGCACCGGGAAACCGTCTACATGGCAGAGGTTGTAGGCGACGTCCCTGCTCACCCCGAGGATCTCAGCCAGTGTTGGGGGACCGAAGAAGTCTGGCGCGTCGGCCAGTTTAATGGTGCTTTTCAATGCCATGATGTCATTCCTCCGTACATAGCCAGATTGTGAATTTTCGCCGGCCGGTGGCCGGATCGGCGCCGTAGTCCAGCGAAAATAGTAGTGTTTCGCTGTGCCTGGTGGGGCCCTACTAGAGCTGGCCGCCAGGGAGGGCCTTCGCGCGAGGCGGCAGCCTTATTCTTTAGGTTCTGGCTTCGTGCCGGTGTATCCGCTGGCCAGGAACTCTTCAAGCGCTTCCTCGGATATGCGCCAGTTGTTCCCGAGCTTGAACGCCGGCAGCTTGCCTTCCTTGATCCACCGAAGTACGGTCCCGGTCGGAACAATCAGGTACTTGCCGGCCTGCTCCGTGGTGTACAGCTTCGTGGGTAGCGGGGCCAATTAAGCCACCTCCTTCCCGTGTAGACTGTTCTTCAGGACGTTGCTGACGGTGCTGGCGTACCACTTGCTGCCGCCTTTCTTCGTGGGAACCTGTTCCGCGGTCAGCCGGCGGGCAATCTCGTTGATGGAGGCGCCGGCCACCTTCATGTCCAGGATCCGCTTGACGGTTTCCTGCTCGGCCTCGTTCTCCACCAGGGCGTCACCGTTCCGGTCGAAACCCAGCGGGGTGGGGCCGTAAACTTCGCCGTGGGCCTTCTTATGGGCCAGTGCCTGGGTGGTACGCTCGGCGATCATGTTCCGCTCCAACTCGGCAAAGCCGGCG